AAGGCGATTGACCTGATCCTTAATGCTTGAGCCGCCGTTAGGCTTTAACTCTGTCAGGTAATGCTTAATCATGAACTGCGTATATGAAGCAACACCACCAAGCACAGTGACAACACCCACAGCCCAAGCAGCATAATCCACAGCTGTCATTTTTTAGGAGTGGCGTATCCGAATACACCTGCAACGATTGAACCAAGGATTGCGCGATAGTCCAGAGCAAAGTTAGAGGTTGTACCCCATACTGCTAGGAACGCTCCTACTGAGATTATTGCTGGGTGCTTCATATTCATGCTGTTCCACCTATCATGGGTACATTAAAGAACGAGCCATCTGCATCGCCCTTCTTGGTAAAGCTAATATGGCAATGATGATTGTGCTTATTAGACCCAGAGTAAGGACGCCAAGCCCAAGACTTCTTAGACGATGCGATTCTTCCATCGAAGATAATGTAAGAGATTCTCTTATCGCCACGTTTACCGCAGAGTCGTAGTTGATCCGCAAGGTCAGGCATGCGGTCTGGCTTGTGGTAGCCAAATAAATCCCTGTCAATGTCAATGGCTCGGACGATACCTTCTGCATCAGGATTGTGGTCAGAAGGACGTGCTTGATGACGAGTGTCGCCAATCCAGCCGTCTGAGGTGCGATCTCTATCTGGGTAGTTATCATCGACTTGAAGCCTTAACTGTTGCCCTGCTTTGCATAACTTAGGGCTCACGCTAAGAGTAGCTTCGCTTCGTCTGCTGTAATGCCTAGGCGATCAAGGAGCGCAGCCTTAGCCGCTGCATCTGCCTCAGCCTTAGCATCTTCTTCAGCCTTCTTCTCAGCTGCTAACTCTGCCTGATAAGCAAGTTCAGCAACCTCGGCATCAGTCAATTCAATAATTGACTCCACGCCTGTCTCGCAGTTGATTTCGATTCGTGTTGGGTTAGGCATTTTTTACTCCATATAGGTAGGCGGTTGAGTATTGCATAAAGTTATCGCTTGATAGTGAAGATAGTTTAATTGAAGTAATTGCGGCTGTATTAGACCAAAGACCAGCAACTAAATAAGCCTCTGCGCCTGTTGCGTTTGTTTCTGTTACCGCATCCCACGATACAGACTTATTAGTTGAACCTGCATAATTTGGAATATAGATATATGAATTACCAAAAGTGTTCGCAGTAGCAGTATTGGCTGGTGACGCTGCAAATAAATAAGAAGCGCTTGAACTGCTTACTGCTGCGCTTCCAGTTCCTTGAAGGTAACGACAGGATAAATTAGCACTTGACCCATTAAACTCAATACGAGTATTCGATACCACTTCTGAACGAGACTGGCGTGCTGAAAGATAAATGGCTAAATCCGTGTAAGTGCTGGGAATACTTGTGAAGTCAATACTTGAAGCCCCGCCAGCACCGACTGTAGAAGAAGCGATAAGTTCAAAGGTGTTTGCCATTATGCCGCCGCGATTCCGTAGAGGGTAAAAGTAGAGCCAACCGAGAAAGTGGTAGAGCTATTATTCAATTTAATTGAGTTAATTGCAGCAGTAGAACGCCATAATCCTACGTTGGCATCTAATCCGCTACCTGCGTTATTGCCTCGGCTAATAAATGTCTTATTGGTTGTAGTATTGGCATAGTTTTGGATTTGCACAATTTGGTTTGTATTGCCTAAGGTGCTGGTCAAGTTTCCATAGTAGGCGATGAGAGCCTGAGTCTGACTTGAGAATCGAGTGCTTCCTGCTGCTGACCCTGTGCCATAAAGTGTGGTGATTGAATAATTAGTTGCCGTGTCCCCGTTAAACTGTACGTAAATATCTCCAGCAGCATTAAGGGCTGCGCGAACTACCAGAATTAAATCTGTGTAAGTGCTGGGAATTGAAGAAAAAGTATATGAAGCCGCTGTGCTACCAAGGGTAGTAGTGGCTATTGGTTCGTAAGTTGATCCTGCTGCCATTTTATCCCTTTATCCCGTAGAGCGCGAACTTGCTGTAAGTATCAAAAGAACCAGCAGAACATATAAGGTCAATTTGAGTTACTGCTGCTGTATTACGCCAAGAGCCTGAATAAATACCGATATAGTTATAACCAGAAGTTGACCCATTCATATCGTATCCGCCTAAACTCCGAGTAGTTTTATATTTATTAGTATTTTGATAATCTAAAATGTCTGTCACCCCACCTGCAAAAATGCTTGCGGTATTACCTGCCGATGGCTGATAAAAATTAAGTCCATACGTTGTATTTGCGTTTCCAAATGCCTCTGTATTTGCGCTGGCTCCTTGAAAAGCATCTAAACCGTGGTTTGAGTAGTTGCTTGCTGTGTCTCCATTTAGACGCATATAGACCGCAACTCCGCCGTTACTTGCGTCCGTACCTCTAGTTAAACCCCTTACCTGTAAATGCTTATAAGTGCTAGGGATTGAAGTAAATGAAATAGTTGACTGAGCGGTTCCTACTGTGACAGTAGCAATAGACTCATAAGAGTTTGTCGATGCTGCTACGCCCCCAGCCAATAGCCCTGAGATTACGTTAAGCAATCGCGCCCACCACGTACCAAGTATCTGTTGCAGTCTTAATGCAGACAGCTGTCTTGTATTGAGCCAAGGTTGGAGAAGCTGCAACTGCACCTGCTGAGAGGACTGTGGTAGTGCCTGAAGTAGTTGCGGAGATAGTGCAAGTACCTGCGCCTTTGTTGAGAACCGTGATGGCTGTGCCTACTGGGAACGCTACTGAGGCGTTGGTAGGAATCTTAAAGGCTACTGCTGTTGCCTTGTTCATAGGCTGAAGAACTTGGTACTGATCCGCTAAGACGGCTGTGTAGTCGGTTGTCGCGTCACTATTGACCGTAAAAGTCACTAGACCGTTCACGGTTGCGGCTGTTAATACATCGCCTGTTGCTGCTGGTAATCCTGATGCCATTTTATCTCCTAGTAACCCAATGTATTAGTGCCGATTATACCGTAATACGAGCTTCCAACGATGAAGCCATCGGCTATTGGCTCAAGCGTTGTGATATTAACTGTCATCTTGTTTGGCGTAATTGACCAGTTCACGCCTTGGAATTGCAGGTTCTTAACGATGGTCGAACCATCTGGCTGAATGTTGGTTATCAGCAAGTTTGAGAAGTAGTCCAGTCCGAGCATTGTGTCGGTTGGAACTGATGGGTCTAGTAGATCGACTGTCATCTCGTCAATGCGGATAGTCGTCTCTTGACGGGTAGCGATGTATTCCTTGGCTATGTTGGAGACGATGGTATCTGTCTCAGCTACAAGGTCTGTCTGGGTAATTGAGTGAGGGAAGTATTTGTCAATAGAAGTCTGATTGGTAGCAACCTGAACCGTGCCACCTACGCGTCCTAGATTGGCTTGGTTAATGATGAGCTTGTCATCGAAGGCATACTTCAGGTTCTTGTAGGGAATCCCACCAGTTTGATTAAATGCTGTAGGGGAAGTGGCTAGGGAAGCCATTACCTGCGCCCTAGACTTAAACACGGCTGTGCCAGAGGTGTCCATATAGAACGCGCCTGTCTCAGAGAACTCTGCGTTCTTGATGGCTGCAAGGCTTGTGCGAGTAGTTGCAGGATCAGCAATGCAAGTGTTAGCCCCAGTAGCAATTGTGCGCATAGAGCTAGGGAATGAGACTTGATTGAGTATCTTGCCTATGCGTGTGCCTGTGTCCTGCCCTGCGCCTGAGTCTATGATGGTGCTGACGTTAGCCATGTTAAAGAGGCGAAAGGCATCTTGGCAGACAATATCGATATAACCTGTTTCTTGTCCTGTCGGATAGGTATAGCGGTATTCGATTGCATACCCGCTGAATAAAAATTTTGAAGTTGTCGAGGTTGTGGCAGATACACGCAACTTGCGAAGCGGTACGAGTTTGCCATAGTAAGGGCTTGACGTGTTCTGTGGGTTGAAATAGCTGAGAGGGTCTAAGACTCGAACTGTGCATTGTCCTGCCTCGTACTGGTCGCGCTGGATATTGCGCCCACGGGTAATGCTGATTTCATAGACGTTGGGAGTGAGATCGACTGTAGGTTCTGGTGAACTGGAGTCGCCTAAAGTATTTGTACCTAAGATTCCGTATTTAGCATCGCCAATAACAAAGCCGTTATAGCCAAAGGTTGCACCGTTGGTAAAGTCAAAGGAAACGGCTATCTGCGCTGGGAGTGCCATTAGCCGAACATACCTGCGATTCTACCAATCTGAGATGGTGAACCTGAAAGACTTGAAAGCTGTGTGCCAGCCATTACTTTGTCTATAAGTTCTTGCTCACGAATAACGCTTCCTTCAACTTGGACGTTGATAATTGTGTCACCTGTTGGGGCTCGATATCCTGCGTAGGCTTGACCGAGAGCTGTGTATCTGGCAGAGTCAAGAGCCAACACAGCCGCTTCTGCTGCATTTGAACCTGAAGCTAATTGGAACGCTTGCACGGCATTAAATGCATCTTGCACCAAGGCATTGCTAGAAACGGTTTGCGATACAGAACTCGTTGTATATCTTTTGCCATTGTTTCCTGGGTAGTTTCCACCATAAGGATTATTAGGATCAGGAAATTTTAAGTTATTTAATTTGTTCATAAATTCTTCAAGCCAAGTATCTAAGAAGGCAAACGGGTTCTTTATTTTAGCGTCACCAATAGCAAGAAAATAAGCGTATAAACCACCCGATGCGTCTTGTGCCATTAATATCTTCTTTGTTAAATCAGTTGCTAGAACTGCATTGCCATTAAGAATAGCTGCTTGGGCTTGGAGACGTGTACGATCTTCTTCTGAAACACTACCCTTAAGGGCTGCAAGAATTTGAATCTGCTCGAGATCAAAGACTGAGCCAGCCTTTTTCAAATCTGCTTGCTTTTTCTGTTCTGCTGTAAGGGCTTTATTTGCACTTACTTGCTTCTTTGTGAGGTTTGCCAATTCTTTTGCTCGCTTAGCCGCTGCCGCTTCTGCCGCACGTTGCTGTGCTGTTCTAGCGGCTGTGCCTGCTGGTGACTTGGATCGATTGGTTGAAGCAGGAGTCCCTGCCATAAGAGCATTAACGTCTCCGCCTGCAATGAAGTTTGTATATCCCTTGCGGAACTTCTCAACCAAACCAATGGCAGTTCCCAGAGCAATGACTACTCCGCTGATTGCCTTGGCGATGTTATCAATAGCCTTAGCCGCGTCCTTGGCATCAGAGCCGCCGCCAATACGAGCGAACGCATCGACCAAACCTTTACCAATGGTCTCCTTAGCGTTGTCTGTTGCAACTGTGAGAACGTCCATCTTGTAAGCAGTAGTGTCTAGATAAGACTGTGCTGCGCCTGCTGACTTTGCCAGCATAACGCCTAGAATCTCATTGAAGCTCTTAGTCTTAAGTTCTGACTGGGTTAAGCCTGTGTTGTACTTCTTGAGTCCTCGGGTAATACCCACATAACCATTAGCCAAGTCTTGTGAGACTGTGGCGAGGTCGATGCCACTAGCGCGGCTTATTTGGATTGCATTGTTAAGAAGTTCTTGAGACTTTGTAAGTGATCCAGTTGTATTGAGCAGAGCCTGAAACGATGGACGAAGTACGTCATCGACGATGCCTGCTGACTGCTCAAGGTTCTGGATAAAGTCTGAAATGCGTGTTTGAGAAAATGAAAGACCAAGGTTATCTACGGCAGTTGCCAAGCGTCGAGCGCTGGCTTCATCTTCTGCAAACGCCTTGAATGATTGCTTGCCGTAAGAGTAAAGTTTCTGTGCAGCAAAGAGACCGATGAATTGCTTGCCGAGTTTACCAACGGCGCGGTCTAGCCCCGAGACGGCTTTGTCGGCTTCCTTGAAAGCCTTCTTGCCCTTGAACTCGGACGCTAAATCAATTCTTAAGTCTGCCATTAGACCTTATCCTTCATTGAGTCAAACTTATCTTTAGCCTTAAAGATTGCCTTTACAACTCCATCTTGAGCCTTGCCACGATCATCTTCAAACGCTCTAAAGATTGCGCGTCCAGTCATCTTCTGACCTTTACCCACAAGCTGACCGCCAAGGCGAGGTGTGAAGTTGCCTGTAATGCCTGACTTGCGTCCTGCTGTTTCATAGATAGCGCCAGCAGCGGACTTGTTAAAGATAGAAGCGAGAGCCACAAAGCCGCGACGGTTTGGCTTGCTAGGACTGGACTTAAAAGTTATGCCTTTACGCGCTTCCTGATAATCGTATGAGCGATTAGCCCATCGACCACCAGCATTAGAACGCTTGAGCCAGCCAGAAGGTGCTTGCTCGTTGCTTGGCAAGAATCCGCGAGCATTGTTTACAACTGGCTTGAGGAATGAAGCAATCTCTTTGCTAGTTTCTTTCGCCAATGTAGGCTCGACAATAGCCAAGGCTTTTCTAAGAGCGACGGCGCCTTGCAGCTTTACTGGCATCGCTTCGCTCCTTCGCTATATCTTTGAGCACATCTACATGTGCTTTGAACGCCATCGGCGAAAGTTCGACAATGGTTTGAAACGGGACTCCAAACTCGTAGCTCATGCGAGCCGCGAGATAGGTGAGAGAGTCCCGCTTAACCCAGAGGGTCGGACTCTAAGACTTCAACTGACTTGAGAGTCTCAAGAAATCCTTCCCCAAAAGGTTTGACTGTTTCACCCGAACGTCTAATTGCTTCCCAGCACAGCCAGTACACGTCTGACTGCTTCTGGTCTTCAATAAGAGCTTTGTGAAAGCCCTTCTTGGCGTATTGCTCGAAGGCGTACTCAATAAGCGGAGTAATTTCGTACTCTGTTACTGAGTTGTCTGCCCTTGTTACCTTGAGTTTTGCCATGTTAGCCCCTTTTGTTTATCGCTTAGAAGCTACCTGTTGTAGCTACTGCGATTGTACCTGATACGTTGAATGTAAGGCTCTGAGTTGAGAGATCGCCAACTGCGCCGTTAATATCGGTTGTGTTGTTAATCAAGCAAGTCATTGTATAAAGAGGGTTAGTTGCAGAAACCGCTGTTCCCTTTGTCTGAAGGAGAACGATTGTGACGTTAGTTCCCCAAGCAGCCTGAAGGGTTGCAAGTACGTTTGCAGAAGCTGTGTCATTAAGGAAGTCAAGTGTGACCGATGAAGCCTCAAGACCCTTGACAAACTTGTGTCCTGAATCGCCCATCGCTGTTACTTCGAGTTCGTCAAATGAACGGTTGAGTGTTACTGATGTAACGTGATCGCTAAGGTCAACTGAGTTAACCTTGACGCCTACGTTGTTGCTTAGAAATACTGCCATTTAGGTTATTCCTCGTCTTTCTTAGATGTTGGTTTTGGTGCTTGTGTTGCTTGTGGAAGCTGACCAATCTTGATTAGAAAGTCGGCTTGCTCCTTTGTCCAATCGTCCATCGATTAGCTCCATTCCGTAAGGGTACTGATTGCAATGTCGCAAGTCAGTAAATCTCCAGAAGCGATTGACAACACGCTGGGCGCACTTACGCTTCCTACTTTGAAAACAATGCTGGAGGCTTCTAAGAGCGCAAAGACCCGAATTATGTCGGCTTCTATGCCAGCAAGGTTGCCCTCATTGTCAAGCAATGGGACAAGGATAGAAATCTTAAAGTTAGCCATTGGCGCAATTGCTGTGTAGTCATTATTGG